ATTTGCGTTTCTCTGATTGCCTTACTGGTTGCCAGTTCATTCATTTGCAACCGCGCCAATTCATTTGACTGCATGCCGCCAAAGATAGAACCAGCCGCTGACACCCCTGATGCCATTAGACCAAGATTGGCCTTGCTAAAAAGTGAGAACCCGGTGGATGCACCGGCATTCATGGCAGCGACAGAAGGGGCAAACATACCTGATGCGGCACCTGATCCAGCAGCAGTACCCATCATACCAGCCAACGGCCCCATTCCAGCCATCCCAAAGCCTAGTCCCGCCATGCCTAAAACAGGCAGGGCTACTTTTGCTACCTTACCCATTACGCCGTTACCTCCGCATAAAGCCCCCGCACCGTCAAAGGCAGGGGTTCGGATTGAGAAATTATTACAGTGGGATCAAGAGCCCACCCCAACATGAAAAACTGATATTCGCCCTCCACCGATGTCGGTGGATTAGAAAAATCCTGATTAGTCTGTGTTAGAACCAGCTTGTTGCCGGATAAACTCAAAGCCTGAGTTCCGTAAACCGACACCACAACACGGGAGATACGCTTTTGCTCACCCGTCACCGCACCAATACCCCGAATAACCGCATCCATTGGCATGGTTTCCACGCTTATGGTGTAATCCAGGCCAGCCGTCGCGCCATTAAGGTATTCGTCCGTGGTAATGATGCCGCTGGAATTAGCCGCATATTCACCGGCATACTGGGCTGCGTCATTAGTTGTTACGCGCAACGTTTCATTAGGCATATGTGCCGATGTATATGATTTAGTGACTTCATAAACACTGACATCATCGATACTGGCATTAAAAGCGGCATTCGCCAGGAAGATCAAATCTGTTCCTGCCGCCGCCGTGACGTACTGTATATACGTTCCATTATCATTAACGCTGGTGCCAGACCCGTTCAGCACTTTGGGCAAAATCGTACCAGCCGTGTAATCGGAAATGGTGAACTGAACCTTATAGATATTTCCGTTGACGCCAGAAAAGGTTTGGGATAATTCTGAGGTCGTAGACTGAGTACCGTCACATACCGCCGCACCGCCTGTAATCGACCAGCCCGTTCCTTTGGTCCAGCCGGTATCCGCAGCGAAAGCACCATTGGTTACACGATCCGTATCGGCTGCAAACAACTTGGAGGCATCCAATGTTTCATCGTCTGAGAATTGTTCTAACCATAAAACCGTAGAGCCATTAATGGTACGCTCTACCGCTGCAAATAGTTTATTCTCCACGCTGGTTATGCTTTTGAAATCACCTTCAGTGGTCCATAAGCCCCAGCCAGCAAGTTCCTCTGAACGTACCGAGTGAAAAACCGTCATATCGCCATCATTTTTAACAAAGAAGGCGTACTGTTCTGGTCGAGTATCGGTACCCAATATCGCTGCGCTGTCTACTGCTGTGCCTATTAAATGATTAGACCGAAGGGAAATTGCACCGGATGTGTAGGCTTGTTCCGTGTCGCTCCAGACATACTCACGTATGGTTTGCCCAGTGCGCTGCATAAAAAGAGTCGCACCATCGAATTTCACCGGGTTCACCATTTGGGATACGCCATAAGGCGTTTGCTGTATGAATTGTACGTTAGTTGGGGTCAGAGGATTAGCAGGACTTTGCGGCACATAAAGCTCGGCACCGTTGGTAAAGATTTGCAGATTACGGGTCGATACCAAATGACGCACCTCTGCCACACGATCACCCGTTACCGTCACATCAATCGCTTCATCATCTTTAGCCGTGCCGACATCAAAGTTAAAGAATGCGTTGGTCTTGGAACCCCAAAAGCCATCTGGCCGGTCTGTTGACCCACTAAAGAACAAACGCTGGTCGTGAAAACTTACCGCTCTTGGATGCCCGCGCTCACCAGAAAAGGTCTGTTCGTCCCAATCCGTTTCAGCAGATGTACCGGAGAGTGTCTCCCTGACCGTAGCATCGACTACCGTGGCACTGGTATAGCCGGTAATTTCGGTTTCTTTGTCTTTATAGCGTATAATGGCTCCGACATGATCCGCCGTCCAATGGCTTGCACTGGTAGTAAGCGTAATTGTCCCACTGGTTCCTGACGGCGCTAGAGTTACACTGTCGGCGGCAAACTTGTAATAGGGCTGGTACCTGGGATAACCATCAGAGTGTTCTTCAAAACTAAAGTCCGATAAAGTAAAAGAACTGGCCCCAGTACGCAGTATATACTGAGGCCAGAAGTTTTGGTGGCAGACTATGGTAGTATCGGCAGAAGAAGTCAGGGTCAGAGCGTTAATCTCATCATTAGTCCAAGGTGCGCCTGTCAGCGTCGTCACCAACGTCCCTGATTCATCATATATGGTCAGCTTGGTATTGGAGAAAGCAAAAATATAACTCTGGTTTTCTCCAAACGAAAATTCATGCAAAATACTCGGATTTTCCAACACTGCTCGATAGATCGTGCCGGGGCGACGACGAAAACCGCCCTGCGCGTAAGGCGATATATTTCGTCCGGTTCTCATCCCCTGGAAATAAGACTTCAGATCAGTACGCATACGCATCAAGGGATCAAGCTCACCTGCGGTGAAACTCGTCTGTAAGGTGCGTAAGTTAGAAGCTGGTGTATCAGCCATGTTCAAGGCACCCGGACATCACGAAAACCTCGTATTGATCAGGCTTTTGCGGGCATTAATCCGTTTGGTTGTGCGTTGCTGGGCTTCAACATTGGAAGCCTTCTGATAATAGAACTCAGCGCGGTTTTCATAGTGATCCGCCAGTTCGCCCTTTTGGGCAATAGAACCAGCAAAGACGCCAGCCAGATCGTAAACCAGGGCGCGGATAAAGTAAGGAGGCCAATCAGCAGTCCCGGAGCGGTAGGTATAATCCATCACCACGATGTCGTCTGTAGCGGCATCACAGTAAATCTTGTCTTCGTAAATATCGAATTGAATAGGATTATCCAACACGGTCACAGCGTGGATCGCCAATAGCATTGGATCGGTGGGCTTTTGGTAAGCCGCATCCCAGCGGGCCACTGGCCCACTAGCCAAACGGGAGAGTGCAATCTGACCAGTAGCGAACCGCCAGCGATAGCGGGTCAGGGCCGACGCCACAATCATTTCATAAACGTTGTCGGCTACTGTCGCTTCAGTACTGCCTTCATCAAAGTCACTGATCGGATTGGCACCGATGAGAACCAGGGCTTGCGAAGCAATATCAATATCCGATGTCGCCATTATACACTTACCCAGTTACTTGTTTAGATCATTTCCGTGACATACATGGTGCCACCAGCAGCATTCTGTATGGCAGCTACTTTACTGCTTCCTTCCTTGACCTTGATATATTCAATGGTGTTGGCCGGTAGGAAACTGTCTGTCGCCGCTGCCGTAGGGCTGGCTGCAACAACATAATGACAATCGGTGCTAGAAATCAGGCGTACAACCCGAGTGCCGCTGCCCACTGCGCTGCTGATAGCAGCGGAAGTTCCGGCAACGGTAATGGTCTGTACGGTAGAGGGAGTGAGAGCCGGGACAGAACGCCCCTTCTCGTCAATAGCGGTTTGCGTTCCCATATAACTCTCCTAAAGGAATGGGACGGGTTGCCCCGCCCCGGTATCCTTAGTCGGTATCGGTTTCGGTAACGGCTAAACCGTCACTGACATCGACATCCGAGCCATCGTTGCTCAACACACTGACGAAACTAGTCGTCGGGGTGCTGGTATCACACACGATAATAACATCGCGCACTTGCAACATATTGACGGCATCGCCCGTAAAATAGCTTGCGCTATTAACGTCAGCGATAGCGTCCGTTGTGCTGTAATGCCAGAGGGAAAACCCGTTGGCAGTTGCCAGCAATGAAAGTCCAGAAGCTGCGTAAGCCATGATTAACCTCTCTTACGATTCGTCTATTGAGACTTCGATGATGCCGTTGGCGTCAACCAGAGCCGAACCTTGGCTCATTTTATTGACAACCAAATGCGCCTGCTTCCGCCCATCCCAAGTAATGTCCTGGGCGATATCCTTGCCGATACCGTGACCCATAGAGGTCGTGTGGTAGCAGAAGGTTTTGCGGATATTGGTGGCGACATCAAGACCGGAGAAGGTGAAGAACAAGAAGCCCATCCACCGTTTTGCGGTCATTCCATTGAACGGAAGACTATCAGCGCCAACATAGTCGGCACTGGCAAATTCTTCCACATCCAGAAGATCGGTCCAGCCAGCATGGGAAGCAACCCAGAACCGTTGTCCGTCATCCGGCACATCATTACCGCCCAGAGTTTCAAAGGCGCTATATACTTTAGCCTTCGTCAATCCGGTGGAACCATGTGCAATAGTTGAAGTAGTTGTGTCCATTGCCGTAGTGATAAGGCTATCGGTTTTGCGGCCAAGGGCAGCAGCACCAGCCTGTGCGGCAAGGGAGCGTTCCTCGATATTCGTTTTCAGCATATCGAGTTCATCAATATACTCAGCGGCATAATGATCCGTGAGCGTACAATCCACCGTAGTGTGACTGACATTCATAAGGGGAACGTCACCATGGCGGGATTTAGTAGAAGCCGTGCCGGTACCGTATTTCTGGAACCGCACATCTTCGCCTTCGACCTGGACCTTACGCCGGATCGTATTGCGTAGTTTCGTACCAAAACGCTGGTACGCTACATGCACATCAGACTCAAATTGTCTGATAAATGCTGTTGAAATGGAAGTAGACATATCCTGTCTCCTCTTGAGTTAAAACAAAAACACAAAGCTCATTGCTGAACGGGTGTGCCTTCGCTTCCAAGAATGCGGGTATGCCTCAAGAGGGGCCGCTATGGAACGGATGGGGCCGTATCTGCCTCCCCAAAATCCGCTCTATAGCAGAAAATTTCAACGCACAATTAGATTAGATTCTTATCTTCAAGTTCCGCAAGGCGCTGAAAGCCAGCTTCAACGTCTTTTACATAGGCGTCATCGCGTAGCAGCGGGTTCCAATATTTGGGGTCTTCCATCTTGGCACGAAGATCGGCATAGGTCGTACCATCACCTCGACCTGGAATATCCTGGGCGGAAAACGGGGCTTCGCCCATCTTGCTCATTAACTCTTCCATTACGCCAATAGCCTCGGCGCTGGTCATCATGTCGGTCAATCCCGCCATGCCTTCTTCGGAAAGGTTCTGCTGCGCCCACATCTGTACCCGCTCAACACGGGGGGCGGCGTGGTCACCAAGAGCTTCCATTTCACTGTCAAGATCAGGAAGACCGCCAAGTTGAGATGCCATATACATTTCAATGCCGGAATTAAACATATCCTGATCACCGCCAGCCTCATGCACGACATCGCGCCACCAACCCACCATAGGGTCACCATCTTCCCATTGCCATTCCACGCCTTCCGGCATGGATTCAGCGATGCTTTCGGGCATCTCCAGTTTGTAATCAGAGGCGCTTTCTGGCCGGTTGGCAAACCGCTCTGTTTCTAATTCACTTCGGATACTGTCTGTTAATTCTGCTTTTTGAGAACGCAGTTTGCCGCCCATTTCATTATAGGACTTGCCCCACGCCTCGTAATTTACTGAGCCAGCATCACCGTCCCAGAATTTTGTCGGAACGCCTGCGGGCATTTCTGCGGCAGTACTCTCGCCGCCTTCGCCGCCAGCTTCCGCACTTGAACCTTCTCCACCATCAGCCATACTAATTCTCCACTTGTTGTCTACTGTAAAGTTCACCCAGTTCGATCCGGGTATTGATAATTCGCATTAGGTCACGCATGCCTTCTTTGTGTCTCAATTCACCGTCTGTGGCACCTGGGCCGTGGACGGCTGAGATAGTGATTGAGCGCAAATAATTCAAAGTATATTCAGCGGCCTCTCCCTTAAAGGTATGGAAGAACGCTTCGTTAATTCGCTGTTCCTGGCCTGGAGTTCTGCTGACGCCATCTGGACCAATAGCCTGCTGCTTTTTCATTATTTCTTTTTTCT